GCGGTCTCGGGATGCTGCGCGATGCTTCGCGCCTTGGCATCCAAGGCAACAAGAATCCTGGCGTGCGTCGCCGGATGCCCGTGGCGCCGCGCGAGCCGATGATTCCCGCGTATAAAGAGGGCGGGCAGGCCAAAATCGCCACCGTGATGCGCGAATTCAAGGAAGGCAAGCTGCATTCTGGCGGCAGCGGCAAGGTCGTGAAAAGTCCGAAGCAGGCGATTGCGATTGCGCTGAGCGAGTCGCGCGCGTCAAAGAAACGGGCCTAAGCAATGGCTTTTTCCGGCAGCGTCGGACTGGAGACCACCAGCGCTGTTCAGGTGGTTGAGCACGCCTTCCGGCGCTGCCGACTGCCTGCGCAGTCTATTACCGCAGAGATGCAGACGTATGCGCTGCAAAGTCTGCGGTTCATGCTCGATGAGCTTGCCAATCGGCGCACGCCTAGCTGGTGCATCGACCGCGTGCTGCTGCCGATGTATGAGAATCAGCCGCTGGTCACGCTGCCTGCTGGCACGGTTGAAGTTCTCAATCTGCTATACAGAACGCTGCAACTGCTTGACGGCACTGTCACGACCACATCTACCAGTCGCACTGTCGTGTTTTCGTCGCCCACGACGGTGAACCAGATTGGCATCAAGTGGGCGTCGGCTGCGGTGCCTGTGACGTTTCAAACCAGCGCTGACGGCATCAGTTGGACGACGGTTGGGTCGTCCAGTGCTACGGCCACTGCCGGCGAGATTGTCTGGTACGAGATTTCTGGCGCTCTTGCTGCGAATCGATTCAGGATCACGGCAAGCAGCCCGCTCAACTATACGGCTGTGACGCTGGGCAATCTGCCGCAGGACATCCCTCTTGGGCAACTGAACCGCGACAGTTACGTCAACCAGTCGAATAAGGTATTCCCAGGCCGGCCAACAAGCTTCTACTTTCAGCGCAATGTGGCGCAGCCTGTGGTGTACCTGTGGCCTGCGCCCTTCAGCGCTGCTGAGCAGGCAGTGCTTGTGCTCTGGCGGCATCGTCAGATCATGGACACTGAGAACTTGCGGCAAGAGGTTGAAGTCCCGCGCCGCTGGCTTGATGCCATCATCAACGGATTGGCTGCGCGCGTTGCGGCAGAGACTCCGTCGGTTGATGCGGGGTTGGTGCCGGTACTGGAGCAGCGCGCGACCATGTCATTGCAGGCCGCGTGGGATGGCGACAACGATGGGTCAGTGATTCAAATCAATCCGGGCATCGGAGCATATACGAAGTGAGCAGATTTCTAGACCCCAGCGGCCAGCCAACATACGGCATCGGCATCTGTGGTCGATGCTCGCGTAAAATGTTCCTGTCCGAGTTGGCCCCTGACCCTAACTATCCGGGGCTGATGGTTTGCGAGGCGGATCGCGACCAGTATGACCCCTATCGACTCGCGCCTCGCCGCCCGGACCAAATCGTGCTACCGTTCACCCGTCCCGATACATCTATCGCGACGCGCCCCGCCGGGCTGATTCAGGAGCAAGGCGACCAGTTCATCATCACCGAGAACGGCGACGAGTATCTGGAGCTTTGACTCATGAGTGTCCCCAGCAATCTGATCCCGACTCGCATCACGCAGTTGCCCGTCGCGCCGGTGGCCGACGAGAACAGCCTGATGCTGATTGTGTATCAGGGCAACAACTATCAGATCCGGGTCGGGGATCTTCTTGCGGTAGCGGGCGTGCCTGTGACTCGGCAGGTTATTGCTGGCACCGGCATGGCTGGCGGCGGCCAACTGACCAACAACGTCACGCTTAGCATTGCGCCCGGTGGTGTTGGGTCAACTGAGCTTGCGAATGTAGGTGTCACGCCTGGGACTTACGGAAGCGCAACCACCATCCCGGTGTTCACCGTTGACGCTAAAGGGCGCGTGACTTCGGCTGGGGCTGTGCCTGTTGTCATCAGCGGTTATGTGCCTGACTCTCGGCAGGTAATCGCGGGCACGGGGCTTACGGGCGGCGGCACGCTGGGATCTGATGTCACGGTGGACATTGATTTCAGTTCCGTCACGCCTCTGGTTGTCGACGGATCAGGCGCCGTTGGAGTCGCGACCAAAGCGGCGCGAGAAGACCACCAGCACCCTGCGGTGGATCTGTCTGACCAGAATCAGATCAACGGCATTTTGCCTCTTGACCAAGGGGGCACGGCGCGCTCTTTGGTGGCTGATGCCGGTGCCATCATCTGGAGTGGTGCAGACGGGCTGTATGTTGGTCCGGTGGGATCGGCGGGGCAGGTTCTGGTGTCTGGCGGAACTGGGGCTCCTTCTTGGGGCTCGGCGCTGGTTGTGAGCCCGCAGACAGCAAACTATGTGTTTGCTGGGCCGACTAGCGGTCCTGCTGATGATCCTGTCTTTCGCGCGCTGGTCAATGCTGACATCCCGACCACGCTTGATGGCAAGACGCTGACCAATGTTGACGTCAACAGTGGCGCGATTGACGGCACAACGATTGGGGCGGCGTCTGCGGCGGCGGTAACTGGCACGACGATTACTGCAAGCACGCAATTTAGCGGCCCAGGTACTGGTCTGACTGGGACTGCTTCTGGTCTGTCTGTTGGGTCTGCTGCCAACATTGCTGGAGGCGCGGCCAACAGGATTGCGTATCAGACGGGTGCCGGGGTCACTGCCTTTGCGGTCGCCCCGACGGTTGCCAGCACGATCTTGGAGTGGTCAGGATCGGCATTCCAGTGGGCTATCAAAGCCAGCGGCACGGTCACCAGCATTGATGCGTCTGGTGGCACGACCGGCATGACGTTTAGTGGCGGGCCGGTCACCACGACTGGCACGCTGACGCTGGGGGGCACCTTGGCGGTGGCCAACGGCGGGACAGGCGCCGCAAACGCAACCAGCGCGCGTGCGAATCTTAGTGCAGCGGTGACCGGCGCCAACAATGACATCACTTCGCTGGTGTCGGTGACGGGCGGCATCAGTTCGCCTGACTTCATCCAGTTTGATGCTGCTTTGTCGCCGTTGCCCTCAGACGCAACGGGGAAGATTTACTACGACAACACAGACCAGTTTCAGACGCTGGTCTTCCAGATGAATGGCTCTGTCGTCCAGCACATTGGACAAGAGCAGTTCTACCGGGTGAAGTGTTCGGGGTCGATTACCAAGGGTCAGGTTGTGATGTTTGCCGGCACCCTTGGGTCGTCTGGAGGGCTGATTGGCGCAGCGGCCACAGGGCTAGCCCCGGATCAATCCAACTATATTCTCGGGATTGCCGACGAGAGCGGTGTCAACAACGACTGGATATTCGTGACCTCGTTTGGCGAGGTCAAGAACATCAATACGACTGGCGGCGTTGAATCGTGGACACAGGGGCAGGTTCTTTACTACAACCCTGCTGTTACTGGCGGGCTTACTAAAAACAAGCCCAATACACCTAATGCAATTGCTCTGGTGGCGGCGGTTGTCCACGTTGGGACCAGCAACGGCATTCTTTTCGTGCGCCCAGTTTATGGATCTGCGCTGGGGGGCACTGATGGCAACGTACAGTTTGGCACGCTGAACAATGGCGATGTCATCGTTTACGATGGCACCGATCAGCGCTGGGAGAATATTGCGCAGTCGTCGCTTGCGGCGGGCAGCGCAACTAACATTGCAGGAGGCGCGGCCAATCGCATCCCGTACAACACGGGTGCAGGCGCGACCTCGTTCATTGTTGCGCCGACGGCGTCGAACACTTACCTGGAATGGTCTGGCAGCGCATTTCAGTGGTCCGCAAACCCGCTGGGCACGGTCACATCAGTGGATGTGTCTGGTGGCACGACCGGGCTGACGTTTACGGGCGGCCCCATCACCAGCAGCGGCACGATCACTGCTGGTGGGACGCTGGCGATTGCCAATGGTGGCACCAATGGCACGGCCTCCCCGGCTGCGGGCGGGATCTCTTACGGCACCGGCACGGCATACGCCTTCACTGCGGCGGGCACTGCTGGTCAGGTACTCAAAAGCAACGGCACCAGCGCCCCGACTTGGAGTGCGTTGGACGGCGGCACGTTCTGAGGGTAAATCATGGCGCAATCTGGCTTCACACCAATTCAACTGTATCGGACGACGACTGCGTCTGCTCAGCCAACCTCGGGCAATCTTGCGGATGGCGAGCTTGCCATCAACTTGAACGACGAAAAGCTCTACTTCAAGAATGCCGGCGGTACGGTTAAGCTCTTGGCATCCAGCGCCGGCGCAGCGGGGGATGTGGTTGCAGCAAGCAACAACGCATTCACAGGCGCCAACACCTTCTACAACGCGACGGGGCAGACCTTTGGGACTGGCACCTCGACGCAAGACGGCATCATTGTTGCGGGCCGCGCGGGTGGGTCAAGCAGTTACCGGGTGACGTTTCAACCAGGGACGCTGACGGCAAGCAGGACGCTGACTGCGCCTGATGCGACGACAACGATTGTCGGCACCGATGCCACGCAGACGCTCACCAACAAAACGGCTGAGACGCTGACGCTTAACAAGGGGTATACCGAGCAGGTTTTCGCGCTTGGCACGACGGGCAGCATTGCGCTGAACCCGACCA